TGATGACTCTGCTCGCCAATACATTGCAGCAGCAGCAGATACAACTGACAACGCAGGTCTTATCCCAACTCGTCAGCTAACTGAAGTTATCAACCCATTGTCAAACGCTGATCGTCCATTTATTGATTCGATCTCATCAGCAGCATTGCCTGACGCTGGTATGACATTTGAAATTCCTAAGCTGACACAAGCACCAACAGTTGCAGAGACAGCACAAGGCGCAGCACCTTCAGATACAGACCAAAATGTTGGTTTCTTAACAGTAAATGTTAAGAAGTACGCTGGACAACAGACTTTCTCTGTTGAGTTGTTAGATCGCTCATCCCCAGCATTTTTCTCTGAGCTAGTTCGTCAAATGGAGTTTGCTTACGCTTCAGCAACAGACGCAGCAGTTGGCGCAACACTTACAGCAGTTGCAACTGACGGCGGAAACCGTACGCTAACAGCAGCTAACATCCAAGACTTTATTGCAGACGCAGCTGTTTCTGTTTACTCAGGAACACTAGGATTTGCTGAGAACATTGTCGTATCACCTGATCAATGGGGTGCGCTAATGGGTCTAGTAGACGGTTCAAACAGAGCTGTATTTACTCAGACAATCAACCCTCAGAACGCTTCAGGTAACCTAACACCTACGAATATCCGAGGCAACATCGGTGGTCTAAACCTCCGTGTATCACGCTACCTAGGTGGCACAGGCGACGGATCAATGATCATCGTTAACCCACAATCATTTACATGGTTCGAGTCCAGCAAGTATCGCTTAGAAACCAATTTGATTTCGACAGGACAGATTCAAGTTGCTTACTATGGTTACGGCGCTATTGCCAATAAGGTAAACGCTGGTGCTTACAAGTGGATGGTTGCATAACCTTCCGTTAAAGGAAATATCTGTGTAGGGGCGTTGGAAGCCTTCGCCCCTATACTCTAAGAAAGGACGACATGCCAGCTTCAATGCCAACTATTGCGGAATTACGCAGCGCACTCGGTATAGGAACTTTGTATACAGACGCAGTTGTTGATGAGGCGTGCCAATCGGCACAGGACATAGTTTTATCATATTTATGGTTCAATAATTACAACATTGTTGCTAGAGAATGTACGACTACTCTAGGCACAGTTTATACAGATGTAAAACACAATTTAAGAGTTGGCGACACAGTCGCTATTGAAAATGTAAGAGCGCACTATAACGGAAATAAAACAATTACAAAGGTAACGGATTACAGCATTTCGTTTGTTATATCTCACACCTCAATAGAGGAAAAACACGAAGTAATCCCGTATGGCACAATCGTTGCCTACACAGCTATTGATTACTTAACTGTGCCAGCTGTTAACGAGGCAGCATTGATGATCGCTATTGACATTTGGCAAGCACGCCAAGCAAGTAACGCAGGTGGAATTTCTCCCGACTTCCAGCCTTCGCCTTATCGTATGGGGAACACGCTCACAGCAAGGGTACGAGGGTTATTAGCACCTTATTTAAGTCCTAGTAGCTTGGTAGGCTGACATGACTGTCGCCGTTACGACACTTCGGTCTACCCTTGCGGCTGCGTTAGAGAACGCAGGGGTGTGGCAGGTATTTTCCTTTCCACCTGCTACACCCATTGCAAACTCAGTAATAATTAACTGGGATTCTCCTATGTTAGAACCGTCTAACAACCAATACAACATTGCACCTAAAGCCAATCTAGTTATTACCTGCGTTGTGCCTATGCTGGACAATCAAGGTGGGTTGATACAATTAGAGAACATGGTCACAGGTGTATTTACAAAGTTAGCCGCTTCAACATTGAAGCTAAATGTGTCAAGCGTTTCAGCCCCGTCTGTATTGGCTGAAGCACAAGAAATGCTAACTGCCACAATCAATGTAAGCGCAATTACGAGTTGGAGTTAAAAATGACAATAGATATTCCTTCCGAGGATAAGGCTTGGCTTGAAAAAGTCGGGCAAGTAGCACCACAAACCGAAAAGCCAAAGATCGTAAAGAAAGACGAGGAATAACCAAATGGCTGTATTTCTAAATAACAAAGTAGGCGTTAAGGTTAACACCGTTGATCTTAGCGACCATGTAACAGCTGTAACCCTTAACCGCTCATTTGACGAGTTAGAGGTAACGGCGATGGGTGACCTAGGTCACAAGTTCGTAAAGGGCTTAGAAGCTTCATCAGTAACTATTAGTTTCCTAAACGACACAGCAACAGCAAATGTTCTAGCAACGCTTCAAGCTGCATGGGGAACAAATGTAACTGTAGTATTACTACAGGAAAAGGGTACAGCTGTTAGCGCAACTAACCCTCTATACACAATGACTTGCTTAATCAACAACACTACCGATATTAACGGTTCAGTTGCTGACATAGCAGTACAAGATTTAACCTTTAATGTTAGCGGTGCAGTCGCCGTTGCAACAACAGGCACCTTCTAAGGAGAACAATGTTAGGACTTAGAATCACCAAGGCTTCAGGTGACGAATCTACACACGAGATTTCACCAGCGATTGAGTACGCATTTGAGCAAAACTTCAAGGCAGGTTTTCACAAACGCTTCCGAGATGAGGAAAAACAGTCAGATATTTACTGGCTGGCTTGGGAGTGTTTGCGGAGATCAGGCGAGACTGTTAAACCATTTGGTGAGCAGTTTTTAGAGACCTTGAAAAAGGTAGAGATTGTAGACGCTGATACCCCAAATGGGTGACGAGGTATGACCTCACTTATCTAATTGCTTCATTAGCAGTTGAGACAGGCATACCTCACAGCGAATATGTAAACATGGACAGATCAATGTTATTAGCTACATTGGCATACATGAAAGATAGGGCTAAACAAATTGAGCAGCACAGTAGAATTAAAAGGCGGTAAGTCTCTACTTGTTGCGCTTAAAAAATATGACAAGAATCTAGCCAAGGCACTCAATAAACAAATAGCTTCATATTTACAGCCTGTCGCTAAACAGGCTAAAAGTTACTTGCCTAGCACAGCACCTTTATCTAGTTGGGGCAAGCCTGTCTCCAGCGCAGCAACAATAAATTACAGACCTTTCCCAAGATACGACGCACTTAAGGCTCGTAGAGGCGTCAGCTACACGACAACACCAAGCAAGCCTAACAAAAAAGGTTTTATTTATTTTGCACAGATATTTAATCGTGAAGCTGGTGGCGCAATTTATGAAACAGCTGGTAGAAAGAATCCTGACGGTCGTCGTCCTGTGATGTCAACTAACTTAAAAGAGTATGGCACAACTTTTGCAATGGAAGGTAATAAACGGGGTAAGGGTAGTTACAACTCAAACAACCCATTTGCAGGTTATCAATTTGTTAACAGTATGCCTGAGTTATACAAAGTACCACGCAGAGCAAACCAGTCAGGTCGAGTTAGCCGCATGATGAACGGACGAGTAATTTTCAAGGCTTGGGCTTTAACTTACGGCAAGGTAACACCTAAAGTAGTTAATGCGCTAATAGACGCAAAGAAACAATTTGATTCAGGAAAGAGAGCTGCCTAATGGCTAAAGAAGATTTATCGGTCAAAATTGGTGCGTCTTTTGTAGGCAAAGCTGCTTTTGCTACAGCTGAGAAAAGTATTAGGAAGTTAGGCAAACAAGTATTAGCCTTAGCCACAGGCGGTGGAATTCTTGCATTTGGCAGATCATCAGTACAAGCATTTTATGAATCAGAAAAATCTGCCAAGGCGTTATACGGAACATTAAACAATTTAGGGTTAGCCTTTAAACGAGATGAAGTAAATAAGTATGTAGATAGATTAAGCCTTGCTACAGGTATTGTAGATGAACGCCTTAACCCAGCCTTACAGGTATTACTATTAAATACTAGAGACATTACTAAGGCACAAGAATTATTAGGCGTAGCCTTAGATATATCGGCAGCTACTGGTACTGACCTTCAACAAGTTTCAACAGCATTGGCTAAAGGCTTTAATGGTGAGCGTGGTGCATTAGGAAAGTTAACCTTAGGCTTTACAAAGGCTGAGTTAAGTGCCAAGGATTTTGATGATGTATTAAATTTATTGTCATATACTTTTCAAGGACAAGCCTCAGCTAGCGCTTCAGGTTTCACAGGCGATATAGACAGATTAAAAATTGCAGTAGATCAATTCAAAGAATCTATTGGTGAAGGAATTGCTAAGGGTTTTGCTAGCACAACTGGAGAGGCTAGTAATGCCGCTAGTGCTTTAACAGCTGTAGGAGACGCATTTGGCAAGTTAATAGAATTAAACTTAAAGTATGGTGGCATAAATCTATTAAGTCCAGAGTTCTACAAATCATTATTATCTACACCTAAAACGCCAGTTGGTTCAACCTTTACTTATGATTTTGGTGCTGGGGCTGAAACTGAAATGGCTCGACACAGACAAAGAGTATTAGACGCTCAAAGATTAAAAATAGAAAAGCAACAGTTAGCGACACAACAAAAATTACTTAAGGCACAACAAGATCAAGCCAAGATTAAAAAGTCACAGGGCTTACTTGACATAGAGCAAGCAGGTGTAATAGCAGCATTGCAAGGCAAGATTAGTGCTAACGAAAAACTACGCTTAGAGTTACAGCTAGCCTTATTGACTGGTAACGCTAGAGAAGCAGATCGCCTAAGTAATGAATTGTTGATTTCTCAGGGTCGCCTTACAGGGTTAGCCAGCTTTATTGCTAACCTACCTAAAGCACTTAACCCTTTTGCAGATTATCCAGCGTATGTACAAATGGCATTAGCAGAATTGGCTAAGTTAGCGGCTGCTCAAAAGTCCTTGCAGGTCAGTCCACAAGCTGCACCAATGAAAACTTTAGAGCAAGCAAGATCAGAAACCGTATCTAGCATTGCTCGGGTTAATGAGATTTACACAGACCTAATGTCTAAGATCAATGCAACCACAAAAGACAATAGTCCTACCGTTAATGTAAAGGTTGAAGTAGGCGGTCAACAGTTAACTGATGTTGTAACTACCCAACAATTAGATAACTCAGCTTCAGGCATTAGATCATCAATCAATAGAACTAATTTTGCTATCCAATGACCTTACCTGCTCAACTCAATGTCAGCCTAAACTTTAACTCAGGCGCAACCTTCGGTAACCCATTTACTATTGGTGACCCTATTAACGGCAGACTTGGGTTCGGTATTCTTGGAGACGGCACAGCACCAGCATTAGTTATTGATGTGACTGATGTCACACGCAGTATACAGATTAAGCGTGGTCGTAATATCCTTAGAGACACTTACGAGGCTGGAAGCGCAACGGTCAGAATCTATGACCAAAATGGCAGATTCAACCCTCAGAACACAAGCTCAGACCTATTTGGACAACTCACACCGCTTCGTAAGTTAAGAATCTCAGCAAGTTATCTAGGCACTTCGTATTACCTTTTTAGCGGATATACAACCACTTACACCTATACCTACGATCAAGCTGAGCAAGTCTCCTATGTAGACATTACAGCTGTTGACGGTTTCCGTTTATTCAACCTAGCCAACATTACAACCGTCACAGGTCAAGCCAATGGTGATGACACAGGTGAGCGCATAGGCAAGATACTAGACACCGTATCTTTCCCTAACTCAATGCGTACCATAGATACAGGTGACTCATTATGTCAGGCAGACCCAGCAACAACACGCACAGCCTTAAACGCTATTATCAATGCAGAGTTTAGCGAGCAAGGTGCTTTCTACATGGACGCTGAAGGTCAAGCCATATTTAAAAACCGTAACACAGTAGTTGCTTCAGCTGGTGGCACACCTATTGTGTTTAATCAGACAGGCGATATACCCTACAAGAACCTTCAGTTTGCATTTGATGACAAGCTAATCATTAACCAAGCGACTATTACCCGTATTGGTGGTA